TTTAAGTATAGTATGGTGAGATAGGTTTACAACCATCTGTGTGCCACCTATTCAACTGGCACACCCCATGTCTTTTTCATATTGAAGTTTGCATAACTGAAGCGTTGACGTTTGATAAGTTTGTATGTACCATATTTGTTGGTCATAACATAACCCTCATGTTCATAGGGTTGACCATCAATAAGGCACTCAACATCTTCTGATGCTGTGATGCTTTGCATCAATAGTTCCTTTATCTCAATAATCATATTGTATAAGTGAAACAAGTTTTTTGAGTATCCTGTATCACTTGCAAGTTGCTCAGGGATAAGTTTCTTACCTTGTCTCACATAACTGTTGACGATTATCTTTAGTGCTTTTCCTTCTTTGAGACTGGGGAACTCTACAAAACGTACCAACGTGCGGGCAAGAGCAAACAAAAGTTCGATCTTGACATTTAAGCGGGAATCCATGTTAGCATGAGTATCCACTTGGTAGTGTCTCAAGTTGGTACAGTCGAGATTGCAATAATTATTGTTCCTGTAATGGAATACTGCATCTAAATCTTGAATAGTTTTACCAATATATTGAGTATGAGTTGCTACAACAACTGACTGTCTGATTACTTTATCAAATTTGTAGGTAATAGTGTTTGGTTTGAAAGTATTCTCACCACCATAACCAATAAAGTCACATTGATATACACCATGATCTGTAGGCAAACACTCAAGGCAAGTGTGTAGAATACTTGCTACGTTTGGGATATGACCATGATTCAATTCAATATCTGCATGAGAATAGTTTATCTTGACTTTCTTCTTGTTGAATACTGATTTAGTACCAACAAAGAATCTACCATTCTCAGGGTTAGTTCCATACACAATGGCAGGGGCACCATCATACTTGACTGATATTTGATTTCTCTTACTCTTCAAAAACTTGATTACATCAATAGCACCCTCCTTGCCAAGGGTCAGGATACTATCCTCTGGGTGTTCTAGGTGTTTGTTCTTCATAATACCATTATACACCATGGCAACAGGAAAACAACCACCTGTGTGCCAGTTTATAGAGTGGTGTGAGAGAGGTTCGACTTAAAGGGCATCTTCCTCTGGGGTCGCCCACCCATGCCTCTCACATTCATATAATAGTATATTGAAATAGTATTACAACCATCTGTGTGCCAGTTTATCAAATGTCACAGTCAGGGTTGAGAAATTGTCTATTTCGCTTTACTTTAGTAGTTGAAATATCAATTAAATCTTCTAACTCTTCGATAGAATTAGATAGGTTGTCATCATCTTTCTCTTCAGAATAGAAAAATAATGCTTCACTTAACAAGTTAAATTGCTTGTCAGTTAGTGTTACATTGATGTGATACATCTTACCTCATAGGTATATTAAACGACATAATTGTCCTCTGTTTATCTGATTTAGATACTGGCGATTCATGTAACAATACAGAGGGGAAAGTTAGAATCTCACCTTCATTTACTGGAGGCGCAATCTTATCTATTGTACCATAAAAAGGGTTAGGATTAGGACTATAGAATGTAGTAGGAAAATGTTCTTCCGAATCAAACTCAACATACAACACACATGATATATTCATTAAACCATGATTATGAGCACCATGATATTGTCCTATATCATATCTTTGTGACCATAGTTGCCACTCCTCAACACCTTTGAAAGGGCAATCTCCTCTATATCTATCACTCAATATTTGTGTGTATTCATTAACTAACTTATCTAAATCAGTTTGCAATATATCAACAAACTCATTAAGATATGGTGCTGAAGTCTGATACTTGTAGTAGTCAGTCTGACACTCTACAATATCATTATCACTAAAATCTATTAGTTTTAAGAGTTTAGGTTTCTTCTCGCTCCAATCATCTACCACAAACTTAGTGATAGGAAATCCAAATAGATTTAGAGACTGAGCATTCATTTGTGTTTATAGTTATTTCTTGATTTACGTCTAGGTTTGATGCCCTTGTCTCTTTTTAACTCCGCCTTAAGTTTCTTTAGAAATTTTAAGTGGTCAGGATACACTATTTTCATAAGTTCTTTTCGAGTTTGGCGCTCTTCCTTACTAATTGTCCACCTCAATATCGTTTATATCTTGAAACTGGATATTAGAAATGTCTGCATCACTCCAATCGGTGATGTCATCAAGAAACAAGTCTGCATCATCAAAATCCTCTGCTTCGATCATCATTTCCTGTACTAATGCTTCAGCGTTTTCAAGTTCGAGATCATCAACCAGTTTGCTCATCTGCATGGCGAAGTGATTTTCCATTTCAGAGAGACATTGTGATCTGATTTTGTCAATTTGTGCCATTGGTTTTAGTTACCATGTAGTTTGATTATACTATAAGATTGAATTATCTGCAACTACCTTGTCGCTCTTGATACCTGTGCCTCCCCTTTGGTAAAGATAGTATCAACAACTGATTGAAGTCTGCGCTCTGTACCAATACCAACATTGTTGTAAACTGGTACAAACATCTTGCCAAATGGTTTTACATAACCACTGCCATTGATGTTTGGTTTCAAAGCACCTGTGCTAATCTTAAGTGCATCTTCTTTATGTAGTCGAATGACTCGACCAATAGTTTGTGCCATAGTGATTAGATCAAGGTTTCTCAATAGAATACAAGCAGTCAATCCGCTCACATTCATACCCTCTGAGAGAATAGAATGATGAAACATGATAAACTTCTTGTCAGGGTCAGCACCCCACTTGTTCATCAGATTGAAAAATGTCTTACGAGTGACTTTCTTACCATTGATGATAGCACCATACTTAGATGTAATCCACATGACATTGTATTTCATAGAGTGACATACTGCCATGAAATCAGTACGAGTAATCAATCTGTGAATATTCTTACTAGACTTAGCAGTGACCAACACTTTGTCCATGTGCTCCTCATTCTTGAGAGCATCAAGAATCATACACCTGTCAATCTCCTCGACTGATTCATAGAACCCGACAGGATACTTGACTGACTTAACTTGAGGCGGTACAATATAACCTTTCTCAATCAACTCTGGAGCAGGCACTTCTGCAATCACCTTGCCATATACCTTCTCATTGTTCATACCTCGCTCCTGTGATGTATGATGTTTAGGTGTGGCAGTGAAGTAAAACTTTCTACGAGTGATGTTAGACCGACTCTTGACACTCTCAAAGAAGTTCTTTTGAACTGAATTGTGTGCCTCATCATAATATACTGTATCCGCTTCAACATCTTCCATGATTCTATGAAGTGAATGATATGTAGTAAAGATCAACTGATTCTTTGTACTGTTATGATGCCACTCTTGAATCTCTTTTGGATTAGTGGTAGTCTTATAGTTTGTCTCTCCACTATGAACATGAAGCACCTCTGCATTATCAATATGCTCGAGGAACTCTTCACATAGTTGTTGAGCAAGTAGGATACGAGGAGCAACAACAATAATGGTCTGTGGAATAGGCATACTGAGTCGCCACTTAGCATCAACAATCATACACATTGTCTTACCACCACCAGTAGGCACAAGCACTTGACCACACTTACGTTGCATGATCTGTGTAATCTCTTTTTGATGATCTCTAAGTTGCATAATCAGTTGTTTCAATAATCATAGTATAGAATAAAAAAAGACCCCTGCAAGGGGTCTTGTGCCAGTATCAGAACTGTGCCAACAGTTTTTGGGTCTCAGGGTCGAACTCCTCTCGGACTCCGTTAATGTCCATCAACCAATCATCTTGCTCAAGTCCTTCAAACTCATCAATCTGTTCAAAATCAAAATCGTCCATTGTTTTAATAGTCAAGGTTTACAAAAAAAAAAATCAACACATACAGACATGATACTCTTGTGGTTCAGTCAGGAAGTCAGTAACTTCATAACCAATGTCCAAACGTGCAGCGATAGTTTCAGTCATTTCACGCTTATTCATAAGGCGTTGAGACATAACATCACCTTTGAATTTAAGAGTAAAGACAAACTTATCGGTGAGAATGTTATGAGGGCGAAACTCCACTTGCATTGATGTGGCGGTGAGTTGCATTTGTCTCCTGTATGTTACTCTCTTATTATAATGGGGTCAGAGTCCCCTGCAACTGCTTGTGTGCCAGTTATCCAACTGGAGGCGCTCCTGCTGGTTGGGCGGGAACAGCGTCCATGTCAAATTTACTAGATGCTTTCTCTAGTTCCATCTTACCTTTAAGAGCATTTACCTCTGCAATAAGAGTTTTAATGTCATCTTGTTGTTTATACAAGGCAGCATTAACCATTGACTCTAGTGAAGTCAATCTCTCATCAAGGTTGCCAATGGTTCGCATTGCTGCTTGTAGTTGTTTCTTAAGTCTATCAACTGTTTGCAACTTAGTCTTTGTAAGTGCCTCTGTATCTGATGTTAGTGAATCGTATCCCATGATTTATGTAACTCTTTGATTATTTAGATAGGTGTGGGGATTACCTGATGTACAGATAACCACCCGCCCAGTCGCAATTTGCATACACCCAACCACGTTGATTAGGGTCACTCAATTTGAACCTAACGTGTTTAGCAGGTGCTTTCCATGAAGCAGGTTTGTAAAGATCACCTGTCATTTTATCAACAAAAGCATGAACCCCTGCACTCTCATATTTGCCATTACGATAGTCATTCTGAATGACCTTGTAGTATTTCTTACCTGATGTGATAGTGAACTTCATACACTCTTCATCATTCTCAAGTTTGTTGATCCTCTCCTGTAGATATGGATTCATTTCAGATTCATTGTTCCTGATACAGGAGCGAACTGCATAATTCTTGTACTGTTGCTCAAGAGCACGGCATAGTTCCCATGTCCACCCAAGAACTTCAGTCTTAGTGATAGATGATTCAAGTGTTGTCATAATTTTGTTTGTATTGCTGTTTGTTAAAAGAGAAAAGGAAAGGAAGGTAACAAACACAAAACCTTCCCTTCACATTCATATATTACTACATGATGACCACATTGCAACCAACTGTGTGCCACTACCTCAACCGTCCACTCCTTGTCAATTTGTGAATGTAGTAACCAATAAGAGCACCTATGCCCATCTTAAGTAAGGCACTAAAGGAATTGTTGAGTTGATTCAACTGAATGTCCATACCTGTGCCATACTCACTATTTCTCATGTGATAGTGGGCAATCTTACTCTTAGTCCTCATGTCCGTAATATAATTGGGTGCGAGAAACAAAATACCGTAGCATTTGTTTCCCTGTATTGATTATAGGGCATCACTTATCCTTTGTCAAGTTTAAATTTTCCTTAGTATCAAA